TTAAAACCGCCACATTCAATATATAAATGGTGAGAAAATGAAAAAATTCCTAGTAAAAATATACGCTTATAAATATCACGCTAAATTTGAAGTATTAGCGGAGGATAATGTTGAATCTATTGAAAATTCAATAGTTGACAAACTAGGAGATAAGAGTATAAAGTGGGAGTATCTTGGAGAAATGAACGATCCCAAGATTAATAGAATAACCTATGAGGAGGTTATAAATGATGCAAGCACATCTACAGGACCTATACAAACAAAAGAAGGTTCTGGACCTAGAATGGGAGCAGGAGCATCTTAATGAGGGTAAATATACTCTCAATATGGTTAGAATTGACAGAAAAGTCAGAGAAGTAATTAGCCATATAAAAATAGCAGAAGCTAAAAAAGAGCATCTGGTAAATAAGGTAGAAGACGCTGCCCCACAAGTTTCAGTAGCTACTTAATAAAAAGCTACATCGTTGGAAAAATCCAATCCACACTACACACCCTCTTGCACTCTACTTAAAACTACTATATAAATAAGACACTAAGATAATAAATCATAAATTGGTTATTCTTTTCTTAGTAAGAATAACTGGCGCGAGGAGGCGCTGATTAATATGACTACACACTTTTCAACTGGCGTAACAAACGTTAGAGGTAAACAGGGAGATACATCTCTGTTTAGTGGTATCAAACAACCCCTAATCACTGGAGGTTATAACCAAGAAGTCGCTTATCAAAACGACTGGGTGGTTTTTAACGACGAAGATTGGGATGTAACAACAACTGGTTCTGGTTTTCAAGTAGCACAATATCCTGGTGGATGGTTAAGAATTGGAGACGACAATCCAGCTGGAGGAGAAGCTTTAGGTATTTCTAGTAAAGAAGTATGGCAGTACAATGCAAACAAACAATGGTGGTATGAAACTAGAGTTGCTCTTACTGATGTTAGTGACTACAACTTTTTTGTTGGTTTTGCTGACAATTCATATGTTGATCCTGTAGCTTTACCAGCTGATGGGATTGGTTTTTCTCATTTAGAAGATACTACAACTATTCAATTCGTATCTAGAAAAAATGGAGCTGGTACTTCTTTCGACATGAAAGACAGTGCAGCTGGAAGTAACTACACTTTACAAGACTCTGCTATTGCAAGTCAAAGTGCAACGGTTTTTGCAATGCCTACTAACTCTGTTAGATTAGGTTTTCATTTTCAACCTGCAGGAACTGAACTTAACCAAACAACTGCACAATATAAATTGTACTTAGATGGTAAAAAAGTAGGAACACAGGAAGCAACAACTGTTCCAGATGATCTTGCATTAGAACTTAAAATTTTTGTTGAAAGCAAGGGCACAAACGCTAATCATTTAGCGACTGATTGGGTTCAAACAATACAACAAAGATAATAATATTAATCTGGGCTCCTACGGGAGCCTAGGTTTAATAGGAGATAATAAATGCCAAATGTAACAAGTATAAAATCAAAACAATTTATTTTTGCAACTGATGATGATGCTGTTTCGGTTTCTGCTGCTGCTACAACTTTAGCTATTTTAAATGGTGGTCCATGGGCAAATGCTCAACAGATTACTTTAAAATCTAGTGCCAATAATACAGGTATTACTTTTACGGTAGTTGGAACAGATGCTAATGGAGATGCACAAACAAGTGCCGCAACTACTGGACCAGGAGCAGGTGCAACAGTAACTGTAGCTGGAACATGGAAAAGCGTCACAAGTATTACAGCAAGTGGATCTATTACAACTGATATTCAAGCTGGTTTAAAAAGCGGTGCAACAAGTGGAACTTTTTATGCTGGAAGAACTAGAATTAGAGGAATGACTGGTGTAGGTGCTGGAGCTGGAATTATATTTTTTAAAAATGCTTCTGCAACTGGAGTGACTCAATTAGCTTTAGATGTAAAAGATGATACTATCGATCCATATATTCCAGATAATGGAATTATGTTTTCTGATGGAGCGTATTTTCAAATAACAGGAACTAGTCCAACAGGTTTGACAGTATTCTACGACGGATAGGAGATTAAATGGCAATTTCAACAACGGCCACTTTTGAATCTACCTTTTCAATTGACGAAGTCATCGAAGATGCTTACGAAAGATGCGGACTGCAAAACGTTACCGGTTATCAATTAAAAGCAGCTAGAAGATCTTTAAACATTCTATTTCAAGAATGGGGAAATAGAGGAATTCATTATTGGGAAGTAGGAAACACTAATTTAGATCTTGTCGAAGGACAAGCTGAATATATTTTCTATAGATCATCTGATGATGGTACAAGTGCTACTACTTCTCCAACTAATGGGTTATACGGTTTTTCAGATATAACTGAAGCAAGTTATAGAACAGAATATTCAACACCTACTGCATCAACAGATCAATCAGACTCACCTTTAACAAAAGTAGATAGATCAACGTATGCTGCTTTTTCAAATAAAGCTACTAAAGGAACTCCTTCACAATATTGGGTTCAAAGATTTATAGATAGAACTACTGTTACATTTTATCCAACACCAGATTCAACAGCAGCATCTAATTATGTAAATTTATATTATGTTAGTAGAGTTAAAGATGCAGGAGCTTATACTAATGTTGGAGATGTACCCTATAGATTTGTGCCATGCATGGTTGCAGGTTTAGCTTTTTATCTTGCACAAAAATGGGCTCTCGATAGAGTACAACAATTAAAATTATTTTATGAAGATGAACTACAAAGAGCTTTACAAGAAGATGGTTCACCTTCTAGTACTTATATTGCACCTAAAACTTATTATCCGGGGACGTAATGGCAAAATTTTCTAGAGGTAAATACGCACAATTTATTTCAGATAGATCTGGTATGGCTTTTCCATATTTAGAAATGGTTAAAGAATGGACAGGTGCAAGAGTTCATATTTCAGAATATGAACCTAAACAACCACAAGTTGATCCAAGACCACATGGTGCAGATGCACAAGCTTTACAACATGCAAGACCAAGAAGTCCGTCAGTACCAACTGCAACTCCTTTAGACAATGTTCCATTTTCTACAACGAATGCAAGTACAACTTTAAGAGTTTATCAACAAGATAATGAAAGACAAACAGGTGATGCTGTAAGATTTACTCAAGTTAAAGAAGCCGTGGGCGGTGTTCCAATTACAGCTTTAGAATTAGACACAACTTTAAATGGAGCGGTTAATGCAACAGCTACAACAATTACTTTAACAGACGCAACTTATTTTCCAACTTCTGGATATTTTGTAATTCAATCTGTTAATGCTGATACAGGATTATATAATAGTGAAACTATTCAATACACAGGTAAAGCAGGAAATGACTTAACTGGATGTACAAGAGGAACAGCTTCTCCTACAAGAGGGTCTACACCTTCTTCAACAACAGCCGCTTCTCATTCTAATGGTGACAAAGTCTATGGATCGTATATAATAACACGAGTTACTGAAACTGTTCCATATCCAGGACAACCATCAACTAAAACTGTAAGTAATTATTTTACTTTAACTTTAGTTAATGCAGCAACTTCAACGGCAACAGGAGGCGGAGCATTTGTTTTTGGTGGACCACCAAATCAAACTAATCAGTATCCGAGATAATTATGGCATATACTTTAACAAATTTAGAAGACGATATCAGAAATTACACAGAAGTTAGTAGTACGGTATTAACAAGCGCTATTTTAAATCCAATTATTAAAAATGCTGAAAATAAAATATATAGATCAGCAGATAATGATGACAATAGATTTTATGCTACTTCAAACTTAGTTATTGGTAATAGATATGTAACTATTCCTGATGATTTAAGAATTATTAGATATATTCAATTACTAGACACAACTGTTACACCAAATGTTCAAAGCTTTTTAGAGAAAAAAGATACCTCTTATATGGCCACTTATTATGATAGACCTTCAGTTCAATCAGGAATTCCTAAATATTATGCTAATTGGGACTCTGAATATTGGGTTGTAGCACCTACTCCTAATGCTGCTTATGAAATTACTATGGCTTATATTAAACAACCATTTAGCATAACAGATAGTACAAACCCTATTGGAGCCCCAGCATCCACAAACGGAACTTATCTATCTAATAAATATCAAGATTTACTTTTATATGGATGTTTGATAAATACATATGGGTACTTGAAAGGACCTGCAGATATGGTACAATACTATCAGCAGCAATTTAATGATGCTTTACAAACGTATGCGATTGAACAACAAGGTCGAAGACGTAGGGACGAATACCAAGATGGAG